TCGGAGGGCTGTCTTCTTAGATAGAAAGGACGAACGTTCTGTCCATCAAAGAAATCGGCACCGCATGACTCGAAGAACCTACCTGCCAAGTAGGTCTTCTCCCTGTTTGGAATAAATCCAAAGAACTCTAAACCAGATATCACTGCGTTTGCATAAGCCTGGGGGACAATAATGTCGTCCCCATAGACTGAACAAACGTGATGATACTCTTCCGGAACTATCGAATTAACGATAGCCAAGAAGATTAGGGTTTCCAATTCAAAAGTAAAGCCATTGCCCATAGAGGAAAATTTCTCTAGTTCAATGACCGTACCATCAGGTAAAACTGTGCACTGTGATCGTAACTTTGTTAATAACTCCGCCCATTTGTAAGGCAGAACGTTATCAACAACCGAGAAAGAAAGGCTATCACTAGCCAGACTTAAATCGATCGTGGCCAATTCCATGTCAATAGCTTGTTTTGCAAGATATTGATTAAAGGACTGGTCACGCAAGTTGCAATCATAATGTGATAGGCGCTTTTTAAAATAAGCTCCTACCCCCAACTGACTGTAAACATTTAAAGTGGGCTCTATACAGATTCCACGATTAGTTTTTGCAGTTTTGGGCACAGACACGAATCTATTTCCTTCCACAATGTCGAAACAGTTTACACTGTCCGACCAGCGGGGTCCACAAATGGACCTGGCAAAGGGTAATAGATCAATGGTTAGAGACGGCTGTGATCTGAATTTTTCAGATGGTACAGACCCCGTCCCTGGTAATGTATAAGTCGCGCCCGGCCCATGACGGAAGGAGTTCTCGATCGAATCGAGGGCTCTCCTGTCACACGGACCGAGTATTCTTTGGCACCACGCACTAACTTTATGAAGAAGACCGGTTTCTTCAACGCTCAATTTATTGAAACGTTGATTGGTTTTCTTGCATAACTCCTCACCTCGGAAAAAAGACTCCAAGGCTTGGTTCTCGCGATCATATGTAGTATCGAGAGAAGGACTTTTTGAAAGGATTTTTGTAACGAGATAATCGTCAGCAAAAGTTTCCGAATCAAAATAGTCAGTTGGGTTAATGTCTAGTGATACTAAATCATCGAATAAACGATGCTTTATCATCAGATAAACAGTTAAACTGCGCGGGGTGTTAATAAGCTCGCATAATTGCGACGTGACTTCACATTCAAACCTTACGGTCTGAAATTTACTATCGTTACGCATAATAAAATCTCCGTTTGCGTAACGCACTACATTTTATTCGTACTGCGTTACACTTAGAACTAAAAGCAAATAAATAAACTATAGGTTTCGCTGTCTTACGACAAAGGACCTAAAGTTTATTGCGAAAATCGAATGGCAATTTGTGCCATCCGCGTTTCAAAAGAACGTCCCTTTCGGAACGCTTCTTTTTCCACGTCTTGTAAATACCGTACAGACTCTTAATGAGCCATACGATATTACCGAGCTTAGTAGCCCGGTGCAAGATCTTTCACATATGCTTGTACAAAGGTGTCCGCTAAGGACGTCTCTGCCAGTTCCATCAAACGGATGCGCTCATCTGAGGTGAAAGCCTCAGGGATAGTAAATGTCCCAGAGAACAACGCGGTATCTTTCACAACTTCTTCGCCATCAATCGTTTGCTCAAAAGGCAAGCTAAGATTGATGAACACCTTGTCGGTGCGGCGACCTGCACTTCGCTCAGAAAAATCGAGCTTCAGTTTAGGACGTCCAATAGAAGTAGCGCCCGGCGCGTGGAAGGTAACTAAATTAGCCTTCTTACTTGTCGGGGTAAATACTACGGGTAATGTTCCATCGTTTAGTGTTATTGTTGTTAAAGATGACATTATTGTCACTTCCTGGCCTAACGGCTTATTTGTTGGACTTTTAACAGTCCGATGAAAATTGGTGCAACAACGCAAGGGCATTAGTGACGCGAGTCACTGTTAGTCCGAGGTCGAAGCGAGGAAAGTCTGCTAAGGGGATACTATTTAAAACTGTGCGGGCGTGGCTGCGATAACTTGCAGCTCCGTCCACGTGTGACAAATAGTCACCATCGATGTGTTCTATCCTATCAATGTCAATTCTGTCCTTTGTGGTTAATGTACCACTGACAAAATCAACATCCGATAAAGAGTCGAATGAACCGATGTAATCTCCTAGGGGCAAACCCCAATCTACTATAAACGAAAATGGGATTAATTCCCATGCCCACTCAGCGGGGTTACCTAATTTAATAGGGTCCGCTGTTGGCTTCCACTTGAAATAAGCGGTCGCGCGTTGTGATCGTGTATAGAGTCCTACATGCCGAAATGAACCGAAAGTCCGATCTATTTTCATAGTGTCGGAATCGCCAGAGGCGACCCTAAAGATGGGTTCCGCTGCGTTCAAACTAGACTGTAATGCTCCGTATGCTGCATAAAGGTCGCTCACTACGGGTTTTATACCGTACTGAACTGCAAGTTGGGCGGAAGAAACCTCGCAGAGGTTAATCTTTCGTCCCTTGCCCTTTAAGCGTCTACGAATATTACCTGTCAATTTCACAAAGTGGAGGAATCCACTAGCAGTTCTGTGAAACTCGGCTACCGCCCCGCTCAAATCTGTAACTAGAGCCTCAGTTTTCTTTCGAATATTGAGTTCCCAGTTTGGATCTGGTCGGGTAAAAGAAGTATGTACTAGCGCGTGTCCAAGGTAAGGCACTGTCTCAATGTTTCCATTGGGCCAGGTCTTCTTGAATAGCGCTGACTGCGATGACGTTGTTGCTTGCAAAGGCAACGGTGTAGGGTGCGCATACAATGGAAGTGTGCGAACTCTACTCTGCTTCTCGTTAAAAGTACGGGAAGAAGATAGTGAAACATATTTACGCGCTTCAGTCGTGCTCCCATTAGGGAACTCAAACTGGTGGTAAGTAGATTTCACTGTTTTCGTCGTAGTAGTCATAAAAGTAAACTCCAGTTGGTCAAAGGGCCTTCAGGATATCTAACGATACACCAAAGGATTGGTGG